CACGGGGAGGTACGAACAGTTGTATACGCATGTGTTGTCACGATCGGCGGCTTTTCCAGAAGTCATCATGGCGCGCATTGACGGCATGATGTGATGGCCAGAGATGGCGTTAAAAATATCTTGCTTCATTGAAGCATCAAGCTTGGGGGTTTTTTCAAAAATGTAGTTCACGTAGCGGTTTACAGTTTCGTTCCAGTCCTCACGTCGATTTTGATCTGGCATGAACTTAGCGTAACGGCTTTTGTGAATGTATTGTTGGTATTGGTTCATTTTATGGTGATAAATTTTAGAGACAAAAAAAGCCCACGCGTGAGAGTGGGCGTCGGGTGCAACAGCGTTTATTCTTCTGCTGTTGGTTCTTTTACTTCTTCAGCGGCTTTCGCGGCTTCCAAAGCTTCTGCTTGCGGGCGGCCTTGGTCAACGATGGCCATGATGGTCATGTTCACGTCAGCAAAGGGAAGTCTACCCAACAAACTGAGAATGTGGTTAGTTTCATCGACAGAAAATTCAAGTTTGATCATAATAAATGTTCAGTATATTAAACAAATTAGGGTTGTAGCTTATAAGCTACAACCCACCAACCTACTTAGACCGCGAAGTCCGAAGCGGCGGAAGAACCACCACCCAAACGATCGCCGTCAGACAACTTTTGCAAGTTGCTCAAACCGCAGGCAATGCCCTTGGAGCCCTGTTGGTTGTACGCGTAGAACGTCAAAGACGCCCTGCCGTAGCAACCAGAATACAACTCTTCTGGGTCAATTATCGGGTTCAAATCAGCGTCTACAACGCCGGGCTTTTGGTACGTGTTAGCGTTGATGAAAAACGAATTTGCGTACGCAGGGTCGTCCTTCTCAGCATCACCATCACGCAGGCCGCCTTTAAGGCCTTTAGGCACTGCACCACCAAAAAGCGTGGCGCTTGCCGCCTTGGCTTTTTCAAACGCCGCGTTGACTCTGTCAATCGTGTCCTTGTCTTTCTTGTCAATAATGATCGACACAGAAAACTTGGGTGTCATCCCCTCTTCCATTGCAACGGCTTTGAACACGTTGACATAAGAAAAACGAACTTTACCGGTAACCACTTTTTCACTAACTTTGGCCATCTTGGCCTCCTTGTTTACTTGTTCGAGAGCCTTTAAAAAGGGCGGCTCCCAATACCCTACTTACGCAAAATCTTCTCTGGCTTTTGACGGGACCAACTTGGGCTCGCCTGCAGGTTTGACAATCAGGTCACCAAGAATATCTTGGAGGTGCCCCTTGCCCACTTGCTTTTCCAATTGTGCCACAGATTTTAAACTGGGTGTGGTGAATATATCATCAATTCCAGCTTTCTGTAACTTTTTCACCGCATCTTCTTGCGCCTCTATCTTACGATTGGTGCTTGTCTGCCCCAACTCGTAACCAGTAGGCACTATGCCATGGTCCGTTGCCTGTGTCAACATATATTCTTCAACGTCAGAAAGCCACTTGCGTGTCTTAGATGCGTCTGAGAGTATCTTTATCAACTCGGTTTCTGACAGGAGTGCCGGCGCCTTGAAATCAGCCGCCGCGGCCACGTTGTTAAAGTCTGCGCGGGCCCTGCACTGTGACTTGGCCCTACAGAATTGACAGTGGCTTCCTGCCATAAACTCCCCTTGGCCGGCGTGTGCCTTTTTAGCCTTGGGTTTAACTACATGCACGGCCCAGTCTTGCAAACTTTCTAGCGTCACTGTTTCGGTGGTGATGCTGTCCAGTCGAGGTTGGTGAATCGTGTATTCAACGTGGGTAATGTTTGGGTGTTCGTCCTTGTACTTGTACCAACCACCAAGGCCGTACAGCCTCAGTTGTGGGTTGTCCGCGGCGTCCACTGGCACACCCTTGCCGAATTTCAGGTCGATTACTCGAACCTTGTTGTCGCTCATTATGACCACGTCGGCTGTGCCGAAGCCGTCTGGCACCCACTCACTGAAGTCCACTCGTTGCTCAAAGTAAGGGGTATCCCCCTCACCAATTTGCGAACGAACGTAAAGCACGTAGTTGTCTACGTACGCCTCAAACTCTTCGTCGTAATAGGGTGTTGCCTTTACCTCTGCAATGGCCTCGTTGTACTCCTTGGCCGTCATCTGTCCAAAATGCCGGCGTAGCTTGGCCTCTGCCATGGTGTGGGCTGTGGTGCCCTCTTGGCTGAAGTCGAACGCGCCTGCTTTTCGTTTAGGTTCGGGGAGTGACGCCTCTAGTCGCGCGCTGGGTGTACAAGACATCCATCGTTTGGACCCTGAGGCACTGAGTAGTGCATGTGTAGCGATGATGCTCTCCTTTATGCAAAGGTGAAAAAGCCCCTCTCGGGGCTTACGAAACGTCGGAACTTATTGCTAAGTACCGACGTATTGTTACGCCGCTTTTTTAAGCGCCGTAATCAGGTCGGTAACTGCACCTGAAAAATCCAACACGACGTCTGCCTTGACTTCAAGCTTACTGCTCTTGTCGTCGCGGTAGTCAGAGGGGAATTGACCCCTCAAAGCTATCTCAGCCACCCTACTGTTAAAGGCCTTGTTTTCCACGTTGGCAAGCAACTGGGTTTCCCAATATGCCTGTGAGTGGGTGATGGCCATGTCCAGTGCTTCCGCAAACTCTGGGTGGTTTTTCTTAAACGTCTGCGCGGCCGCGGAGCTGATTCCGACGCTTGCAAACATCATTTTTTGGGACGCGCCTACCTTGCCCAACTCTATCAGTTGGTCGCACATCTCCGGTTTAAACTCGTATTTGGATTTCGTTGCCATGGTGTATACCTTATATTCAAGGCCTAAAAAGGCCTTTCCTATATAGAATTACCCATTTTGCGAGGGCTTTTCGACCTTCTGCACCTGAGTATTTGCGTCTCGCACCTGCGCACGGGCCTTTGCCTCACGTAATGCCTCGTTTACCACTAATCGTGTCACCGCTCCGGCCATTTCCTGAATGCGTTGCTCTTTTGGTTTTACGCCCAAAGACGTTAATAAATTTGTTGCTTCGTTTGCCATTATGCTAATCCTTTTGTTTGCTGTTCTCTAAACTTGCGTAAGTCCCGCAATATGAAATCACGTTCTTCTTCGTTCTCGAAGTGCCATATCGACAGCACGTCTTGATCTTTCTCGAACATGGGGTGCTTGGCGTCAACCTGAATGTCTATTGTAGGCCATCCTTGCTTGACATACTCCACTATGTATCCGTTCACAATTTTAACTCCTTTCGTATTTTAGCAACCGCCGCCGCAAAATGGTAGCGCCAGTATTTTTGGGTCACTGCCAAGTCGTGGTAGTTGTATCCTGACAAATGTGCCTCAATGATTTCCCTCTGTTGCGGGGACAGCTTCTCAGCCACGACGTTGTACACGTCTTGGATGGTGTCTGGCCCCCACGGCGCCCAACCCATGCCGCCGGTGGTAGGTTCGGAGGACGAATCCTCGTGCTCAAGAGGATCCGGCTCTTCGTCTGAAAGCCTGCGGATGGTGGCGTTTACTTTGATCATTGAAGTTTGAGCGCGTTCATTAACGCGTTTTGCATATCGATCTTCCCTTCTAGCACGTCCATGACCTGACTGTCAATACTTTTTTGCATGGTTAGGTGATGAATAATTACAGGCTTTTCTTGCCCCTGCCGGAACAGGCGCGCGTTGGCTTGTAGGTAGTCTTCACTGGACCATGGTAGGTCAAACCAAACGATCTGTGCCGTGTCACCCACGTTGCACTGCAGGTTCAGGCCGATGCCCACGCTTTTAGGGTGGCAAAGTAGCACTGGGACCTTACCAGAGCGCCATAGAGCGATTGTTTTCTCGTCGTCAGGGCTGAGTAGCACCGCGTCAGGAAAAACGCCCTGAAGCCGTTTTAGGCTGTGTTTGAAGTTGTAGAACACAATTGTGGGTGTGTCGTCCAACATGTCGGTCAGGTATTCCAGTTTGGTGTCGTGGATGTGCACCACCTCTTTGGTCTCTGAGTAGATTGCCCCCGCGGTCATTTGCAGTAGTTTGCCCGTCAGGACCCCTGCCGACGCCGCGGTCAGGGTCTCTGCGTCCACCTCCACCACCATCTCTTTGCGCATGGTGTTGTAGTCTTGCTTGGGGCCCTTCTCCCACTCAATGGTGTGCACAATGTCCTGACGCTGTGGCATGGTCAGATAGTCCTCCTTGCGCAGGGACACGCAAATGTCCCCAATCAGTGCGTCAATCTGCTCCTTTGCGTTTGGTCTTAGCTTCCAACTCCAGACCATCCCCGTTCTGCGATCCCTTGTGTCGGGCTCGAAGAATTTCTCCTTGTATGAAGTCATCGATTTCCCTAATCGTTGACCTAAATCCAATATGCCGACTTGGGTCCACAGGTCTAGGTACGACTTCGGGGTCGGTGTTCCTGTAAGTATGTATCTGTGCTCGAAATTCTTCAAATGCCCTTTCAACGTCTTCCACCGTTTTGACGACGGGTTTTTGAACCTGCTCGACTCGTCGATCACTAATGTCTGCCAACGCGGCAATGAGGCTTGCTCGAACATCCAGACCACGTTTTCGACGTTGATCAAATACACGTCCGAATCGCTCTGCAACGCTTTCATGCGCTCCTGTGGTGTTCCCACAATGAGGGCAAACTTCATCTTCTCTGTGTGCGTCCAATTTTCTGCCTCCTGTTTCCAAACGTTTTTAATGACGGCTTTTGGCCCAATAATCAGCGTCTTGCCCTCAAGTTGGCTGAGTATCGTCAGGGCCGTTATCGTCTTGCCCAGTCCCATGTCCATCAGCAGTCCCATGTGCGGCTGAGTCTTGCTCTCCTGCACTAGGCGCTGTTGGTAGGGGTGTAAATTTTTTAATGTCAACATCAATAGCCTGCTCTTTCCCTTGCTGTAACATCGTTAACAACGCGATGGCGCGTGGGGCGAGTGATGTAGGTATTTGCAGGGTCGCCAATTGGGGGCGGTCGTGCACCTCCATTATTTACCTCCTTTATCTTTTCGTGTGTCCAGTCTGCAACCTTGTACAACTCGTCTTGGGTTGCGTTCGATTTGATTGTGTTTGCTCTGTTGCTTAACCATGCCACGTTGCCTTTCACGTACCCTTTTTCAGGAATAATTTTGTCTAGGCTCGGTGAGTCTGGGCCGCTTGATCCCGCAGTGCCCGACTGCCCATAGCCCCAAAGAATCTTGGTCCTAAAAATAGGGCAGTATTCCGGCGCAATTGCACACAGGTAACTATGGTCCAACTCAAATGGAATACCTGCGGCAGTGGCGCGTCGTTTAACGTTATACATTGTTTTGGCAATGTGTATACGCTTTTTAATTTCGTGGGCTTCGTCGTCTGTCATAGTTGGTCAACGAACTCGTCTACTTCTTGCTCGCTCGCCAAGACGTGCGTGTGCACCCCCCGCGCTTGCAACTCCTTGATCATCAACTCTTGCCTTGCGCTTAGTTTTCCCTTTGGGTCTTTCAATTCCACTGGGATCACTCGGCTGTTGTGGATCACTAGCCTGTCCGGCACCCCCGTCATTGACGGGCTCACCCACTTCAGGCATAGGCCACCCTTCTCCTTCACTTTTTTTACTAACCTTTGTTCGATTTTCTTTTCGTTTTGCAATTTTGGCAACCTCCACTAAACAGGCCGTGAACATTTGACGCACCAACCATTCGGTCAGGTACGCCCGAGACTCTTCACCAAAATCCTCCACGTCTTCGCCAATGTGTTCGAGCACACGCGCCACCACGTGTGTGGCTTCGTGGGCCACCACGCTGGCCAGCAGGGCCGCGTTGTCAACACACTCGATCAGGTTGAACACCACGATGACAATAGCCTCTTTTGGTGTAGAGAAGCTGTGTGTCTCCGCGATGCCCAACTCCAGTGGCGCCATGTCGGGCTGTGCTGTGATGCCGTGGTCCTTCAGCACTTTGTAGAACGCCTGTGATGTAAAGCACATCTTTACAGGCACCGGAAAGAAACCAACATCCACATGAAAATATGCGTTGCTCAAAATATCTCCTCCCGTTCAAAGTTGCTGATACTGTCCACGTACTTCTGTGCCTTCGGTTTAAGCTTGATGCCAAGGTAAACGTTGGCCAACTCACCATCAACACGAAGCCTGCTTGCCGTCACGCGGTGGTCCTGCGTTGCCGCAAGAAACCTACGCTTAAACGCCATGTCACTGCCGGGCGGTATGTTCTTTGCAGTGGCCCATTTGCGCCAACAAATAAACACGTCGTCCTTCATTGCCTTGGCGTCTAGGTCGTAGTCCAGTGCGTCTGTAACGAACGACCCAATTGGGTTACCCAACTCCTCCATCAACTCCAGTAACTCGCGCCCTGTTGTTGGTTGTTGGAACCGCTGACCCTCGCGCGCCATGCGTCGTTGCTGTCCTGCAATGGCCCAGTTAAAAATGGCAGGCAACTCTTTGGCCAACTTGTCGGCCAACAGTGTGTCCTCTTTGCCGTAGAAACTGTTGCTCATCTTCAGCACAATCATGCGCCCTGTTAACGCGTTTGAATTTTCTGTTAACTGTAAGGCCTCGTTAGAGTAGATCACAATGCGCGTTGGCAAATAACCACTCCAAGCTTCCTTGTTTTTTCTGTTCACAGTCACAGTATCCCCGCCAACAATCCGGAGCAACTGGCTCACTACAGCACCCCTGTTGCGCTCCGGTGCTCGTGCGTCCGTGAAACTCGCTAGCAGTTTTCCTAGCCATGGTTGAAGTCCAAAAGTATCGCATAACTCATCCAGTTGTGGCGCCACTGTGTTGTGTTGCCCCAAGAGGCTTACGAGCACCTTGTTGATCGTTCCCTTGCCAGAGCGGCGCGGTCCTATGATGTTAAAGAATTTCTGCTGTGTTGAATCACCGCTCAGAATGTAGCCGAACATCTCCTGCAGGCAGGTAATGCTCTCAGGGTCGTCGTTCCAAATGTCCTGCAAGAAACGCTCCCACGTTGGGCAGGTCGCGTCAGGGTCGTAAGCAAACGGCAAACTGTTCTGCGTGAAAAACCCCAAGCTGTGGGGTATCAGCAGGTTTTGCTCGGTGTGGAAAATGCCGTTCTCAAGTGACACCAGTTTGCTCGGGTCTGGCCTGTTGTTCCCATACCCCTCAAGCCACACCGGTGGTTTGGTGTTGGCCGTGTTGGGCAGGTGTGTCACCGCGTGCACAGCGTCTAGGATCGCAGACACGTGCGCAGGCGTCGGGTTGAACGGCATCAGGTTTTGCTTCTTGTCGTACTTCTTGCACCGGTCCAAGAACGTGTACAGCAGGGACCGCACTGTGGCCTCCTCAATGTCTTGGTAGTGTGTGCCCTTGTACTGGAACATGTCGTTCGCGTACGTGGTCAATGACGTGCCTTCTTCGCACGTGAACTGACTGGCCAAGAACTCTTTGGCGTGGTTCAGGGGCCCGCCTGTGAGCACCTTCTCCCCGTTGGCCACCACCGCGGCCTCTTTGGTCTTGTTAACCTTAAACACCAGTGAACGCAGTGTGGTGCCACCGGTGCCACCAAAGCTGTCCCACTTGGCCGCACACTGCCCTGCCGCGTATGACCCACAGGCCCCGTCGTTATCAGACCACCGGTCCCACAACTCCAGTGCCTCGTAGTCGCCGCCAAACTGGTGGTGCAGGGCCATGCCCACCGCCAACCACTCTGTGTAGCCACAGTCGGGGTCTAACAATGTCAGCAGGTCGGTCTCAACGCGTGCCAAGTCCCACCCGTCTAATGGAGGGCTGTAGTCCGCAAACGAGTCCCCCGAGCGGTAACTGCGACGTGCCGGCACGATGTGTTGCAGGTCCTGCTCTTGGTCGGGAATGGTGCCACCAAGTGTGTGGCCGGTCACTGTGAAGTAACGGCCCTTGGGGTATATTTCGAGACCCTTCTCGTGGTCAACGTGCGCGGCATTCAACTGCGCGCGTGTAAAGATTTTGATGCCGGTGCCTGAGGGGCTAACCTCTGCGTAGCCTAGGACCGCGTCTTTAATGGACTGCGCCTCAGGCGTAAGAGACGTTGGACCCTGAACGGCATCCACGCAGTCGTCCAAGTCGATGCCCATGATGCCGTCGCTACCATCAAAGACAAAGCCAACACCATCGAAGCGCCCTGTTTGATAAGCTTCTTGTGCATGTAAAAAGTCACACCACGTTGTTGGGTTTGTAGAACTTGCGGACGACCCATTTGACTGCAGTGGTAACTTTGACCACCGCTTGTTCGACTCTTCCCCAACCTCGACTAACCTCCACAAAACCCAACGGGAGATTTTCTTGAGGCTGATCGGGATGTTCTCGAATTGAACCGCTAGTGCTGTTGGTTTGTTCATGTGTTTGCGCCTTTGTGTTTGGTGAATAGTTTATCATTTTTTGACACCTCTCAATGTGTCGTACGCTGTTTCTCGCGCTTGCTTCATTTCCATAAGACCCATCTCGGCCTCCTTAATCTGGTCGTCCATTTCGTTGATCACCGCCTGCCCATACTTCTCCGCGGCCTCCTCTGCTGTCAGGTCATCGCGTGATGCTTTACCGAGCACGCTGTCTTTGTCCTCCATCTCGTGGTACCCAAATTGTATAAGTCCCTGCATTTCCATTATGGTGATCACCACCATGGGCATGATTAGAACGATGGCCAGTGCTGTGATGGGGTCTAAAAAGTAGCCTGTCACTAACGCTAATACAGCGCCAAATAAATAGATTGCGTAAATTATTTTTTTCATCCGATTTCCTGACACATTTTTAAAGCCTCAATAACCAACTCGTTAATGTTGGCCAGTATTTGGTCGCCGTCTGCCTCGTACTTGTAGTGCAGGCGCAGTTGTTCTGATATGTCTAACAGTGCAAAGATGGCGTCCTGCCCGTGTAGTGCATGCCGCAGTTTGTCCTCGTCGTCGGGGTACTCGAACTCAAGTATTGCCTTCATGCTTTGCTCCAATCGTAGTCGTCGTCATCCTCGCCCGCACGTGCGCGCTCTTCAAAAATGTATTTGGGTTGGTAGTTTTGTGTGTAGTCTGCCCACGCCTCTTCGTAGCGCATGTACTCTGTGTTTGGAATGAAGAGGGGCGTCAGGCGCCCATCCTCTTTGACTGAACCTAGACAACGTGTGGCGGGTGTGCGCGTTGCGCGCCACACCTTTCTCGCCCGTCGCACACGTAACCACGCCTCCCTGACCTCCTCGGTCCACTGTGCCGCCTTTTCAGGTGGCAGGGTTTTTAGGTTGGCTTCGTATTGCATGCGCTCGTTGTCTGTCATATCACTCCTTTGGTGTCAACATTTTGCCTTCAGCGATGGCGGTTTTGAGCACGCCAATGAACGCAAAATTTAGCAGGTACCTTGTCGCCAGTGGGCCCATGTTAATGGTGCACTCACAGGACCCGTCCTCGTTCTCTTTGACTGTCTCTACGTTGATGTAGTCAAAATCTTTAAGGTCAACTTCTGAGATCATAATCAACTCGCTAGTTTGTACAGGCCGACGTTTGCAAACGCGTAGCCTAGGTACGTTAGACACATGGGTGTGTTGCCCTTGAGCCCCTGCTCAACTGCCACGCCCGCATAGATCAGCCCTGTAAGGGCAATTAGCCACCCGCTCATACTCTGCCTCCACCAGTTTAACGAACTTTACCAATTCTTTGTCGTAGTCGCAGGACCAGTCTATCGTGGCGCCCTTCGGCTTCCAGTCACAGTCCGACCACATGACAAAACCCGCCTGCTCTGCTAATTGTAGCATCTTAGCACGTTTCATGCCAACCCCCTGTATTTTAGTTCGGGGCACTGGTAGGTTGTGCCCTTCCAGTCTGCGTGGTACGCGCTCTTGACCCTCAGGGCCTTATACTCGGCCGCCTTCTTGGCCCTTGTGGCCGCCTTGTACGCGTTGACCTTGTCCCTGTTAGCTTGGGCCCACTCGCGCTCCATTAGGCGCTTACGCTCTAAACGTTTTCGGTTTGTTTCCCACACGTCCCGAATGTCACCTTTAGCCATAGTTCCTCTCCTTCAGTTTAGCCTCTGCCCATTTTACCCCGTGTAAAAACGCCACGTCGCCAATGTAGATGTCAGGTATCTCGCGCTCTGAGATACCCCTCCATGGGCGCGCGTACTCCTGAATGTCGTCGTCGTCAAATTTGGGTTTAACTATGCGCTGTGTGTCTGCGTCTCTCATGTTAGCCCTTTCTTCGCGCATGGTGCGCGTTGTGCGAACACTGCCGCCAGTAGGTGGTCCGCGCCCCTGTTAGGCCCGTGGTACCGCTCCAGTCCCTCTTGCGTCCACTTGATCAGCGTGTCCCTCGTTGGCGTCATGCCGGTTGGGCAGTGCACGATCCCTGTCATGGCGTCGTAGGCCCCGAGCACGTAGCCGGTGGCCTGCACCGCCTGCGGGGTGTACTGGTGTTTGAGCGCGTCTTTAAGTTGCATGATAGTCAACTGTTGAGAGTAAGCGCTCACTTCAAATAGGGCGCATCCTGTGATGATGAGGGTTTTAATTACGCGGTTCATGTCTTTGCTCCATTTCAGCCGCTAGGCTGTTTAGTTGGTCGTGTGCGTCGGGGTTCCATATTGCGTCGTCTATCGTGGCGCCCTGTATGGTCGTGTGTATGGTCCACCTGTCTGCCTCTCGGGTAAACAGGGGCCGCAGGTACCGGCCCAACATGGCGTCGTCAACTAATCGGTCGGCCCTTGCCCGCTCCAATTCGTACGACCGCTTGTAGGCCTCTGCTAGTTGTATCATTCTGTCAATCATAATCTTCTTCCGTTATTTGGTCTTTCTTGTACGCGTCCAGTGACACCGGTTGCCTCTGACTCACCACCAGTCTGTCGCGAACCCTGCTCTCTGACAGGCCCGTCAACTTGGCCACCTCTTTGGGTGTGGCCTCCCTGTTGAGCACTTGGGCCAACTCGGTCTCCACCCGCTTGATCTTGCGCAGGTCCTCCTGCACCGACACCGGCACGTGAATGAGTAGGGCCTTGTTCTCTACTGCGCGCAACACTTGGCTCTTGATCAGTGTGCGCGCGTAACTCGCAAACCTTCCCTGCGGTTTCCACCTGTGCGCGGCCTTCATCAGGGCTATGTAGCCCTCCTGCAGTAGGTCGTCGCGTGTCATACTGCCGTTCAGGTCCCACTGCGGCAACTTCTGCACGATGTACACCACCAGTCCCATGTTGGCCTCCACCAACTGGTCGTGGGCCTCCTCGTCACCCTGCACAATTCGGTGGTGTAGTTCAATCTCTTGCTCTGCTGTCAGTAGCTGTCGTCTCATACTTTGTCTTTCATAATTTGCCCGACAAGTGACGTCGCGTATTGGCGCCTGTAGTCGCCTGTGTATTTCTTCGTGCCAAA